ATAATGTAAATGTTTCTAACCTTGCAAACATAGCTTTTAATGGTGGCACAACTAATGGCATTTTATGGAGTGATTTAAGACCGTCCATTGCTTTACTACCTATTATTGAAGCAATAGAAACTAAATACAATATTGTTTTTAGTAGGGATTTCTTCGGTCGTGAAGAGTTTACAAAGTTATATTTGTGGATTAATGAGAAAACAGAAAAAGCAATAAACGGTGGAGAGTTTAGAACAGTTTTTAACGCTACTGATGACCCGAGATTTAATTTAGTAGATAACGAGGGTACTTATCCAAGTGATACTTATAACAAAACAACTGTGTACATATATCCAGAAGCAGGATATGAAAATACTATTTATACATTTAAGAAATATAATAACGGAGAAGTACAAGTACAATCAACTCAAACAGGTAATAAATTACATTATGATTGGGATTATCCGGGCGGAGACCCAAATACAATAGCTTTTGCAATAGAGTGCAATACCTCTTTTAAATATACTGCTGTTTTTACAATGGAAATACCACACGAGGGTTTTTATGTTACTACAAGTGGAGTTAATATTATCGGTTCTGATTTTTACATAACAAACAATTTGCCTAAATTAAAAATAATAGACTTTTTAAAAGGGTTGTTTAATATGTTTAAACTTATTGTAATTCAAGATAATTACAACGGTACTATCTATGTAAATACTTTAAAAGATTATTACGCAGCAGGTAAGGTTTACAATATTACAGAATATGTTAACCATAATTCACACGATATACAAAGGGGCGAGTTATTAAGTGAAATTATTTATAAGTTTGAAGATCCTACTACTATCTTAAACACACAATTTAAAAAGAATGTTGGACAAGGTTACGGAGATGAGCAACTAAAATTAGAGGGCGAAAATGGAAAACCTTTAGATGGTGGTACGCAAGATTATAAAGTACCATTTGAGCAGATAGTTTACGAAAGGTTATTGGATATAAACGACAATAATGCAGATACTAACATAATGTATGGTGCAATTATAGACGAAGAAACAGAACCTGCAAACCCTAAACCACATATTCATTATGTTGCCAATAATCAAATAGGCGCTAAAACTATTTCTTTTATAAATGATAGTGGTACAGAAATAGAACTAACAAGTACTATAAACGTACCAAGTCATACGTTAGGGTTTGAGAGTCCACAATTTAGCACAGTATTCGGTAAGGAAATAAACGAATATAGCAGAGAAATAATAAACAATACTTTGTTTTCTAATTATCATAAAGATTACATTACAAGCATATTTAATTTCAAAAGACGTACTTTTAAGTATGAAGCGTTTTTACCATTAAGAGTAGCTTTAAAATTACAATTGAACGATGTACTACAAATACACAATCAGTACTTTAGAATTAATAAATTAAAATGGAATTTAATAACAGGTAAAACTTCATTTGAACTTATTAACTCTTTTGATAATACTATAAACGGATTTAGTGCAAGTAGAAGCAATATAATTACAGATGCAAGTGCTAAAGTAGAAAGTATTTTTGTAACAAATTTAGTAAATTATAGTTTTATAGTTAACGATTTAGGAGATGGAACAACGTGGTTAAATTCAGTTACTAATGTAGGTGCTAATATTTATTTTGATATTGCAGAAAACACAACTGGAGTGCCAAGAAGTTTAAGCGTAACATTTACAAATACAGATACATTACAAGAATTAACAATAACTATTACACAAAACGGTGGAACTATTACTTTTGGTAGTACTACTATATTATGGGGTAACACAACAATAACATTTAATAATTAATAAAATGGCACAACAAACAGTATTAGTAACTGATAATTTATATTCAGGGCGTGCAAAGATAAACGATAATTTTACGGAAACTTTTAATATGACTGGGTGGGGTTCTTATGCAGATAGTTCCCATACAATAGGAAGCCCGTTAAGCATTTTAAGTGGTGTTAGAGCCACTTTAGATAACGATGCAGTTAATAAGATAGAAACACAAATACCAAGCGATTCTACTACATTTTTTTATCCTGTAACTCAAACGATTATAGCTACAAACGATGGAGACAGTTATAATTTAAGTATAAGATTCAAAGCTAAAATGTCAGTTAATAATGGGTACTTCGATATTGATTTAGATATCGGAGGGGCGCAAGGTATTATCTCACAAGAAAGTATAGTTTTTACAAGGGCATCAAATACAGAGCAAAGATTCGATATTGATTTAACAGTGTTTAGTGGTGCAACTTTCGTAGCAAATGGGGGTACACTTTCTATAACACCACAAAATGGTAATATGGAAATTTATGATATACGTTTTGTAATTGTTAGAACACATAAAGCAAAGTAATATGAACAACATAGCAGAAACAATAAGAGTACTACAAAGCAATGACTTTTACGGAGAAAGCGAAAGTATAGAAATTGCAAAAGGTAAATTTGAAAAGGTTTATACTTGGCCGGATGCTTTTAAAAAGATTAAGAGAATTTGGAAAAGTAGAACAATAAAAAAATAAGATGGCAATAGAAAAGGTAATTGAGATACTTGCGAAAACTGATAAAGCGGTTGTTAGTGTAAAGGAGTTGCAAAAGATGCTTAAAGGCACTACGGAAACTACTGAAGACTTAAACAAAGCCACAGAAGAAACAAACGAAACCATACAGAAAGAAGCTAAAAAATCTGCTACTTCTGTAAAGGGAATTGGAAAAGCAAGTGAAACAGCAAGCAAAGGTTTAAAAACTATTGGTACTGCTTTTAAGGCTATTGGTATTGGTTTAATCATTGGACTTGTAGCGAAGTTTACAGAGGTAATGTCTAAAAACCAAGTTGTTGTAGATACTGTTTCTGATGTTATGAATACGTTATCTATAATCTTTAATGAGGTTATTGGTAAAATGATAGACGCTTTTAAAAGTGCGAGTGAAGCGACAGGAGGTTTTGACGCTTTAGGAAAAGTTATAGGCGGTTTAGTTAAAGGTTCGTTATCTGCTTTAGGCGTTGCGATAAACACTTTAAAATTAGGTTTCCAAAGTTTACAATTAGCTTATGAGAAAGTTTTTGGAGATGACAAAGATGTAAAGAAAGTTGAAGCGAGTATAAAAGCTACTACTGATGCAATTAAAAAAGGCAGTAAGGACGTATTAGAAAACGGAAAACAAATAGCATCTAATATAGGCGAAGCAGTAGGCGAGGTTGTAGATGGTGTTTCTATCATAACTAATAAAGCGGTAGATGCAATTTCTGAAATAGATACGAAAGCAGCATACGCACAAGCACAAGCACTTACAAGAAGTCAAAAGAACTTTGAACTTTTAGCTTTACAGCAAGCAAGGTTACAACTACAATACCAAAACCAAGCCGAGCTACAAAGACAAATTAGGGATGACGACAGCAAAGGAATAACCGAAAGAATAAACGCAAATAATGAATTAGCGGGCATTTTAGATAAGCAATTTCAAGCGGAAAAGGGAACAATACAACAACGTATAAACGCTATTCAATTAGAAAATAGTTTACTTGGTACAACGCAAGAAAGACAAAATGAAATATATCAACTACAAACCGATTTAATTGATGTTGAAGAAAGACTAAACGGTGCAAGGTCGGAACAATTAACAAACACAAACGCCCTTTTAAGGGAGCAAAATGATTTGAGCCAAACTATTGCAGATGGAGAAAATGAAAGAGCAATAGCGCAAAAAGAATTTGAAGCAGAACAACAAGAAACAGAACTTTTAAAACTTGAAAAGCAAAAAGAAGCATTACTATTACAACAAGAGCAAGATTTAGCAGAGTTAGAAAGAAAGAAATTATTATATGAGGAAGATACACAAGCGAGAATAGACGCAGAGCAAACTTACTTAACTGCTAAACAAGAGATTGCAAACGAGATTTTAGCAAATGACAAAGCAGCATCTGATGAAAAAATAAGAATTAAAAAAGAAGAGGAAGCCAAACAGAAAGCAATAGATGAAGCGGTTAAAGATACAACAGTAGATTTAACAGGTAAAACTTTAGATATACTTGGAGGTTTAGCAAAAGAAGGTACTGCACTTGCTAAAGGTGTAGCAGTAGCACAAGCGACTATGAATACTTATCAAGGTATAACAGCGGCACTTTCTGCAACTTCTGTAATTCCAGACCCTTTTGGCTCGGCTTTAAAATTCGTTAATGCGGGTTTAATTGGTGTAGCGGGTGCAATTAATGTTAAAAAGATATTATCTACTAAAGCCACTAAAGGAGGTGGTGGTGGTTCAGTAGATGCAGGAGCAGCAACGCCAACCGCACCAAGTTTTAATTTAGTACAAGGAACAGGAACAAACCAAATTGCAGAAAGTTTAGCAAGCGAAAAGCAACCTTTAAAGGCTTATGTCGTAGCAAGTGAAATGACTACTCAACAAAGTTTAGAAAGAAATATTGAGGGAACTGCAAGCGTTTAAAAAATAATTAGTAACAAATTTTAAATAAATTCGTTTTACTTATAGTAAGACTAAATAAACATAATGATTAAAACCTACGAAGCAATATTTGACGAAGAACAAAATACAGGTGTGTATGGAATATCACTTGTAGAAAATCCAGCAATGGAGGGTTTATTTATTGCTTTAAATACTGAAACTAAATTACAATTTAAAGAGCTTAACAAAGAAGAACGTAAAGTTGTTGGTTTAGTTTTAGAACCTAATAAACCTATTTATAGAAATAATCAAGGCGAAGAATACAATATTGTTTTTAGTGAGCAAACTATTAAAAACTTATCTTATAATTTCTTCAAACAGAATTTTCAAAAGAATAGTACAATTGAACACGATACAGAAAGTAAAATTGAAAATGTTACGTTTGTTGAAAGTTGGATAGTAGAAGATGAAAAACAAGATAAACAGAATTTATATGGTTTTAAATATCCAAAAGGTTCTTGGTTAGCAGTTTTAAAAATTGATAACGAGGATATTTGGAATAACTATGTAAAAACAGGAAACGTAAAAGGGTTTTCAATCGACGGGCTTTTGTCCCTTAAAGAAGTGAATTTTAAAACAGAAATAGAAATGAACAAAGAAGTGTTAGAAGAAAGCACTAAACAAACTTCGTTATTATCTCAAATACTTGCAGCGTTTAGTACGCCTAAAGAAGAGGTTGTATTAAAGTTTGGAAGTGTAAAAACTGCCGATGGTAGTGTTACAATCGAATACGACGGAGAAGAGTTAGTTGCGGGTTCTGCTGCTTGGATTATGGCGGACGATGAAACTAAAGTTCCTGTTCCAGTAGGCGAACACCCATTAGAAGATGGTAAAATTTTAGTAGTTACCGAAGAGGGAATTATTGCAGAGGTTAAAGAAGAGGTTGCGAAAGAAGAAGCACCTGCTGAACCAAGTGCAGAACCTATGAGTGAAACTGCTAAAGACGATGCGAATATGGTTAAGGAAATCGAAAGCGCAATTAAGTCTATTATGATTAAGTACTCGGCAATTGAAGAAAGACTTAACGGATTAGAGACTGCAAACGTAGAGTTAAAGAAAGACAATGAAGTGTTAAAAGTTGCACTTTCTGAAACACCTGCAAAGAAACCTATTAAATCAAGTCCAAGTCAAAATACAGGAAAATTTTCATCATTATTAAATAAATTAAACAACTAATATGGCAACTACATTAAATATCGCTACAAACTTTGTAGGAAACGTAGCAGGAGATTATATCGCTGCAATGATTAAAGAAAGTAATACACTTTCAGACAACTTGGTAACAGTTTTACCAAATATTGTAAGTACAACTTACTTAAGAAAAATTGAAACTTCTGACGCTTTTGTTGACTACGTTTGTGGGTTTACTCCAGCGGGTTCAATTACATTATCAGAATATCCAATTACACCTAAAAAAGTAATGTGGCCATCTGAACTTTGTAAAGAAGATTTTAGACAATTATGGACAGCGCAAGAAATGGGATTCTCTGCTCATAATGATAACTTACCTGCAACTGAACAAGCAGCTATCTTATTGGAAATGGGTAAAACTATTGCAAGAAAAATTGATGTAGATATTTGGGAGGGAGATAACTCAACAGGTAGATTCTACGGACTTATTCCTCAATTAGTTGCTGATGCTACTGTAATTGACGTTGCAACACCTGTAGCTATTACTTCTACAAATGTAGAAGCTGAATTAGCTAAATTTATTGATGCAGTACCAGACGCAGTAATTGGAGCATCTGATTTAGTACTTGGAGTTTCTACGAATGTTTTAAGAGCTTTGAAAAAAGTACAAGGTTCTTTTGCAAGGTCAAATGGGACATTTACAAACCCGTCTGAATTTGATTTTAACGGATATACTTTAACTGAAATTAAAGGTTTATCGGCTAACACAATGGTTGGTTATACAAAATCAAATGTTACTTTCGTTACAGGTTTATTAGCAGACCACAACGAAATTAAGATAAAAGACATGGATGAAACGGATTTATCTGGTCAAGTTCGTATGAAAGTAGTATTCACGGGTGCAATCGGTTACGCATACGGAGGGGAAATAGTTTTATATAAAGCATAATTAATAACATAAACCGCTCATTAACTTGGGCGGTTTTATAACACTTATAATAATATGGCTTGTGATTTAACAGTTGGTAGATTAAGACAATGTGCTGATAGTATCGGAGGACTTGACA